CAACGCCACTATTAACAACGCTGCTGCAATCTCTGCTAACTGTTTACGTATCATACTTGTTCCTCAACTACATATTTCCTAACAATTAAGAACTTACCTGACTTAATAGCTTTCTTGTAAGCCTTCTCAAACTCATCATGATCCTCAGTCTTAATGACTAACTCCTTCCCACCGTTCTGCTTTAAGTCCCCATCACATACATAGAACTTAGTAGGCTTAGGTGGCTCGTAGTTATCAAGTAACTCCTTAATAACCACAGGATCATCTGTCTTTGCTAATGCTTCAATTAATTCTTTCATAGGCTATTTCTCCCACCATGTGAAACTTTCTTGATCCCAATCACGATTGTATTCGTTACCAATACCTGTAAAGAAATCATGGAACTGGACAGCATTGATACCATCATAGAACCATTCCTTGATTACGTTATTGCTTTCGTCAAATGGAGGGGTAACTCCAAGAGCCCCTAAGCATACATTCAATCTATGGTTCACAAAGATTTTCAACTGCTCAGCGGTGATCCCTTCGACAGGACCTTTCTCGAATAACTTATCAATGATCTCATACTCATGGACTTTAAGTTCCTCAGCTGCTTGTAGTAACTCAGCAGTAGGTACTTCCCGTCCAGATTCCTTAAGCATCTCGTTGAAGTACTTAGCCCCTGCTACAGCATGGAGGTTCTCATCCCGTACCGAGAACTTAATACCACGACATACATTCAATAACTTATTCTTACCAGCACTTTGGAAGTGGAGTAAGTAAGCAAAGGCAGAGTAAAGGATAGCACCCTCTACCATACTGAAGATACCTGCTGATAACAAGGGATCTTTAGACCCAATGCTCTTACCAACGAAGTCCATCCTAGCAGACAAGGTTACATCTTCCTTGTAACTACTATAGAACTCATCAGTATTTAGGTTTAAAGCTTCATTAAGTTTGTTATAGAACGGAGCATGTACATTCAATTCAACATAACTAATACAAGAACATAGTCTTTGTATATCTGCTCTACGAGACTGGTTCATTACCCTGCCTCCCCAGTAATCTACACCTGCCTTGAGTTCGTACAGGGTAAACAGCTTGAGTGTAGTGATAACTCCATGAGCCTCACTATCAGTCATGTTAACTTTAATGTCTTGGATATCTTTCTCTACATTGATTTCTTTCTCAGTCCAGAGAATATCCTGCTGCTGATCTACAATTTCCAAAGCCCAAGGGTAATCAGTAGTATACTCCTCCTTGGGTGTTAAGATTTGAATGTCTATTATTTGGCTCCTAATTTAATTAATGTACGGTAATGACTCAAAGCCCTTTGACCTGTCTGCTTAAAGTACTTAGAGTCCTGAAGCTCCATAGCCGCTTGGGTATAATCCTCTACCTTAAGCGCAGCTATCATGTTCTTGAACTTCATCAATCCATTTAACCCTAGATTGTAAGTCATGTCAGTTAGTAAGATCCTAACATCCTTAGGCATTCCAGTAACCTGAGGTAGTCTAATAACTAAAGCCTTACGGCATTCAGCTAACTTGACATAAGCCCAAGATACTGCATTTACATGGCTATAAGTACCATCATCTTCAAGTTCTTCAGGGTCTAAGGGATACACCTCTAAGTTCCGTCCGATACCAATGGTCTCGATGTTCTCAGTATCAAGGTATACCTCAGCTCTATAGCCCTCATATCCCTCAAGTAACTGACAACCTTTCATTAACTCTTGTTCTTTAGAACTCTTTACACCTTTGATAGCATCAAGTTCCGCTTTACATTTAAGTAGCTGTTTATATTCTTCATTTGTTATTAATACATCCATTATTGTTTACCTCTAAGTCTAATTGAAATTGTAGGTATATAATGATCTTATAAGGGCACATAAGTCCTTAACAAGATTATTATTCTTTATCCTCTGTTTGAATAACTACTAGCTCTGAGCATAACGTGTCTCCCACAGCCTCTAAGACTTTAGGATACTTGTCACTATGCCCTTCCTCTAGTGATACAGTTAGTATATCCTTGTCAGGTACCTCGATATAACCGCTATCGGTCTTTCGATAAATAGTCAACATTATTCGTCAGCACCTCGTGATTGCCAAGGGTGTCGGTTGTTCCTCCTACTCCTCCTGTCAATCTTCTTAACCTTACGTGCCTTAGCTTCCTCAGCTTTTTCAGTCTTCTCCTCTTGGTACTGTTGCATAATGATCTCATTATCTGTTAGCTCAGGCATCTAAACTCCTTAATACTTCTGTTAAATTAGGTTCACTGAATTGATCACCCTTTAATACTTTACCATCCTCACGGAGTAAAGGTTTACCGTCCTGTAACTTGGACATGTTTGAACGATGTACTTCCTTAAGCCCTTCAGCCACAGGATAACCATGGAGGTTGGCTTGTTGCCATGTAACATAAATGATATCACATATTGCATCAAAGATCTCAACGGGATCACCGTTATCGAACCCAAGGGCAAGCTCTTGAATTTCCTCTACAATTAAACCACCAAATAACTCTTGATCCTTAGGCATAGGGACTCGGGGTACTGGGGATATATCATCAGGTTTATATGTGAGGTTAAATTCTTGTATCATTCTTTCTATATTAATTAGTTTGTTCTCCTTTGTTGTTAATAATTTCAGATTACCACCACCAATGAATCCATACTTCTTCATCTATTGGAACATGCTGAGTAATGTATTCACCTATTTTAGGGTAAGGATATGTACCTGCTTGTACTGAGTACCAATCGTCCTCAGAGAACTTAGATATACATACGTCATTACGAAGCCTGTCGTCGTCTATCCACATTTGTCTAGCTTCCTTTCCTAATTCTTCTTCCATGTCTGACCATTGGATATCAAGTACCCATTGTTTTCTTAATGATTTCATACCAGTACCCCTATATTACAGCCATCTGGACTTTCTATTTTGATTAAAGTAAGTGTTTCTTTAAGGTTAAACGAATACATATTTTCATCGTAAATCCACCAAGCACTATCTTTACATTCTTCATAATAATACGACTCGGTAAGTTCGCTGTATTTTAAATCGCTTTTAGTAACTCGAACTGTACTTTCAGTATTCTTCTTCATTTGATTACGTGCTTGAGTTCTCCAGAAGTCTACTTGACGTTCCATCTGTTTAACTAAGTCAGCCATCTGGGACAGTGCATTGATATGAGCATGTAAGTCTTTAGGTTTAATCATATCTTATTCCTTATCGTCTTTAAGTATTATAGCTAGACATACAGCTCTGTGCAAGTCTTCGTCTTCGGTGTAGTAACAACAAGTTTCATCAGGGGACATGATTCCAACATCAGCTATATAATCAATGGAAGCTTCCCACCTAGATCCACAATCCAAGACAGACACTCTGTGAGTGAGCATCAAATCAAAACACAAAGCTTTGTCTGTTAGTGGGTTGTAGCAATAAGATTGGGGATGGTCTTCGCCTTCAGGTAGTATTACACAAACATTTTCAAGATATTCTCTTGATACCACTTCCGATGGTGCTGCAACATTTAGCCCCTCAATCTCTGCAATACGCTTGCATATTTCTAAATCAGTTAACATGTCTTATTCCTTATTTTATTGATAGAATATGTAATCTTATTTAACTCATATGCTAGGTCGTTACCTTCCTTACCTTTACCTTGGGTTTCTAAGTAAGAACGTACTAACGATTTAAAGGCATTACCAAAGTCAAAGTCATTACCAAATACATCACTAATGATATCTTCTGTTTCTACTTTAGTACCGTTAATACGCAACGTATAATAACTACTTGCACCGCCATCCGATTTGACTTTAGTACTAGGAACCTTGCATTCCATTACTTCTTATCCTCCTGTTCCTTAGCTTTCTCATAGACCTTACGGCTCTTACGGGCATCCTCCGCATATTCATCTGGATAGTGTGACATTACTATTTCCTTAAAGTTTTATAAAATTCTTCGAACCCAGATTCATCAAAGAACCTGAACTCATTCTTAGCTGCCCATTGACCATGGGTTTGACGAGTACCGTCAGCCCTCTTGCTCCTAAAGTGTATAGGCTTAGCGGGATTATCAAATATAAACAATAACTCTTGGTTAGCATTCAAAGCCTTCCTGATCCACGTATATTTAGCTGCCTCCTTACCGTCCCTAAAGTACCCCTTGAACTCTAATAGATACTCCCCGTCCTTATGAGGGATCAAGAAGTCAGGTTCATACTTGTGGTCTATAGTATACGAGACCCTATCAGGATGGAAGATCTCATCCTTAAGGATACCATGGTGTAGACGATGCTCAGGCCAACTGTCATAACCTTTAGGTAAACCCTTAGGTCTTGGTGGAAAGAACTTCTTATTAGCTATCGGTTGCCTCCTTAAACCCACAGGCTATGAGGATCTCAAGCGCTGTGATGTTGATGTTACGTTTAACCTGTTTCCTTACCCATTTCTCAGTGAAAGGAGTTAGCTTCCGTACTCTATCCTCAGAGTCTAAGGAAGCAGGCACAGGGTTAGTACTGTTCGGAGGTATCATTCCTAATATCTCCTCGTCAGTAAGATTAGCTGAGGCTTCCTCCGTAAGGAAACCCCTATGTATTGACAAGAGGATAGCTTTAGTCCTCTCGTTTACTTTTTGTTTATTCATATCAATTCCTCCGTATGGTGCACAAGCCAAGACTGTGAGCCACATAAAATGGACGGCCTAAAGCAAGTAAACTGATCTTTATATCTGTTCCCTTCTGCTAATAGAACTTCCTTACTTTGTACTATACAATAAACCCTCATATCAATTCCTCCGTATGGTTTTCAAGCCAAGACTGTAAGTCAGCAAAATAGGAGAGGAAGGCAAACTCCTCCTTTTGAATTCTATAGGTGCTACCTTCTGCTAACATTACCAGCCCTGCATTACTAAAATAAACTTTCATTACCAATCCTCCAGGGTAGTTGGGGCAGGGATATCAAAAGGCATTTCAGATCTGAAGTCCTCTAAGGTATAAGGAGTTACCTCATACCCTAGGTCTTCCTCAGCTATGTAGACTTTATCTATCATATCAATTCCTCCGCATGTCTTTCAAGCCAAGACTGTAAGCCTTCATATACATAGGTCTCTGAATGTCCCTCCTGTTGTATAGTATATTCAGTATCGCTGGATACTTCATGAATTCCATCAGTAAGATCAAGAAAGGTAATACCTAAAGTTTGAATATAAACCCTCATATCAATTCCTCAGAACCCAAGACCCGAGGGGGCGTAATTCTAGTACAAACTCTCAAACCTGTAGACCAACCAGTGCTCCTATTCCTAGTAGCATAGCTCCCCGACAAATCATAATAAATAACTTCTATCATTTTAAATCCTCAACAACTAAACAACCAAAGTACTTTGCGATAGCTTCAAGGTCTCTACGAGTTAGATATACGTCTGAAGCTTCTGATGTATCTAAGTAAAGTTCTTCAGAGTTCCCTAAATCTGAGAACTCTAAATCAGTATCAGTAAATTCATGGTCCATAATAATAACCTTCTGTGTTTAACCATAGTCCTCGAACAAGTCAAAGATCCCTGGATCCACAGGGGCTGTCAGTGGCTTGAAGTCTATAGTTTTGTTTAAGTAAACCATAGCTTCCTCCTCAGTCCTTAACATATATATCAAAGCAAAGGTCTCCTCAAACCTCAAAGTCCCTCGACCACAACAGTAATCTTCGGACTCATACTTATCTATATACAACTGAAGAACAGCCATAGGCCAATCCATTAAAGGGAATTCCTCTAGATACTTAGTAGCGGAAACAGGTCCATATAGTTCCTGTATAGGATACCGCTTATATAACTTAAGTTTCTCAGCAGAGGTTAGGTCTCCCTGTTTAATCTCATCATTCCATTTACCAGTTAAAGATTCCTGACAAGCCTGAGAAACCCCAGGTATATTGTCAGTCTTATCACCAGTAATTACTTGGTGCCATAGGTTCTTAAAACCCTGTTCCTCTGAGATCCTAAAGACCTCAGAAGATTTGTTGACATTGTAGTGTAAGGCTGGGACTTGAAGTAAGTCCTTGTCCTCAGTCACTATAACACTCTCAATACCTAAGGATTCAAAGTGGGTATGTGCTACAGCTAAGGCATCATCTGCTTCAATGCCTACCATTATCTGAGCGCCCCAATGTTCTACCATGTATTCCCTTATTGCTTCGTAATAACGGGGTCTTTCACCAGCCTTCCTATGTCCTTTATAAGGCCATGTGATGGCGAGGGTCATACGGTAGTTACTCATAGAGTCTGTTAAGAACCCGACGTAGTGGGTAGAACCTGAGGCTTGTATCCAATCATGTACATATAAATCAACTGAACGTTTTACCGAGTCCCAGTTAGACTCCTTCTCACAGCTAATAGCGCAGCGATAGACTGGTATATCCAAGTCTAAGATAGCTACACGTCTGGGAGACTCAGAGACTATAGGCAAACCCTCCAGTCTTTAATCTCGAAGCCATGTCTGGGTACGTAGTTAGGCTCAGTAGATTCTAACATGATTGTCTTTCTCGGATAGATTAAAAGATTAGGGATAACCCATGCCATCTTATTACCTACAACAAAGAACTCATCAACCTCATCAGGACTATACGGAGCTTTGATTCCATTACGGGTTGTAGTAAGAACACCTACAGTATATGTAGTTTCCTTAGCCCTGTAAGTTCTCTTAGCCGCAGTCTTGACCTGTACTTTGGTACACTTACTATCCTTTAAAGCTATGAAGTCACAACGGGGTACCGAGTCTACAGGAATGAACACCTCATATCCTCGTTCCACATAGTTAGCCATAGCCTTTAATTCATTTGCAGTACCTATATTAATACTTAATTACCTCCATCTGTTAGTGAGTTTCTTGCCAGTGTTTACCAGCTCTAACGTCTCCCTCTAAAGGACACCTGAACCCTAACTCTTTACCTGCATCTACCATCGACTGTAAACATATAGCTGTGTAAGATTCCACATCTTTGTGAGCCACTGCTGCTTGCCATTCATCATGAACATTACCGTTCATCTTATAGTCAATACCTGCGGCATCACATCGTTGTATCACTAGCCTTAGACAGGCTTTCATTGCTATAGCACCACAAGACTGTAGTAAACTATTAAGTGCAGCATGAGCACTTCGTACCCTGATCCTACGACCATCAATACCTTTGACCCAGCCACGTTCAGCAGCTGCTAATACACCCTCTCTGAGTTTCTTAAGAGCTGGAGTCCCATCTAAGAATTTCTTCTTAAGGCGTTTCCCCTCCTTAGCTCCACCACCTACAATGCTGCCTATCTTGGAATCGCCAGCGCCGTAGAGGAAGGCGTATATAAATGTCTTAGCTTGGTTCCTAAGATCTAATCCAGCAGCATGTTGATTAGCGGTGTGGATGTCACCATTAAGGATTGTGTCAGTGTATGTTGCATCATTCATGTAGTGGGCAAGACAACGCAACTCTAAGCCCGCAGCATCACAGCCTACCTGAGTATACCCAGGGGCTACAGTAAACAACGCTCTACAATCAGCACCGTAAGCACCGTCAAAACCCCAGAGAACCTTACCCTCTTTGTCTACCCTAGTCGCAGGGACTTGGGCTAGGTTAGGTTTACTGTGAGTCATCCTCGCAGTCACAGCACCTAAGGTATTCACATACCCATGGATGCACCCAGTATCTTCGTTGTAGTTTTCAATCCAACTACTGATCATACTCTGTCGTTTGGATACCATAAAGTAATCAGCTAACAGGGAGGCTTCAGGATACTTATCCCTCAGAGACTCAAGGACTGGTTCATTAATTATAATGGAACCTTTGTCAGTCCTAAGCTTAGGCTTCCAACCTCTGTGCAATAACTGCTCAGCTATCTGTTGCCTAGAACCTAAGTTAAACTCAGGCCACTCAATCCTTGTGAACTCCCCACTGGTATACACTCTACCTTGATTGCCTTCATGATACACAGGCTCAGGTATCTGAGACTCAAAGTCCAACAGGAACTTAAGCCCTACACTAGAAACACCACCGTTCTTAAGCGCCCTAGGTTGTATAGTCCTAACTTCTTTAGGTAAAGGCTTAAAGGTTTCATGGACTGTATCCTCAAGCTCCCTGACTTTCTCGTTCAACTCAGCCTCTAGCTGATAAGCTTTCTTGATGTCGAAGCACCAACCGTTTGCTTGTTGTTGAACTAGATAACCAGCGATGTCCATCTCTAGTTGAATCGAGTATTCACTAAAGCCCCTAAGCTCTTTAAGTAACATGTTGTATATTGCAATATTAACCGTAACGTCTTGCTCGCAATATTGTAACATCTCCTCAGAGTATTCCTCCCAACCAGAGTCCTCACCGAAGTCCCCTTTGTTTACCCCAGCATAGTAGCCTAGGTTCATTAAGGTATGTGGACCTACAAGTTTATTCTTCTGGTTGTGTTCATTCCACACTATAGTAGGACAGCGAGGATGTAAAGGTCTGTTAGTATTACTTAACCGTGACATGATTAAAGTATCTAACAGTTTACCTTTAAACTCAAAGTCATAGAGCAACTTCAACGCTGGTAAATCGTAGCCAATAATGTTCTGACCTACAAGTACATCAGCTTCTTGAAGTTTCTCAAGGGCTTTGGGTATTTCATTTGGTCGATACTTAAACACTTCTCCTGTTTCTACGTCTTGTATAACAACGCAGTGAACTAGGGACACAGTGTCCAGTAGACCATTTGCTTCTATATCAAAGCAGTAATATTTAATGTTACCTCCTGTTTAGTTTTAGTTATATTAATTCCTCAGTTGCTTCATAGGGAAACCAGTAAGGTCTAGTACTGATTACTACGCTATCGGAGCCTGTGCCATACATTAAACCAGTAGTGGTATCGAAGATCATAGATAAATTACGTACAATCATATCAGTTCCTCCGCTCTCTCATGCCAAGTAGGGGGATCAATAAGTACCTCTGTCCGTAGATTATTATGAATAAACATAGAGACAGAATTAAACACTACAGTCCCTGTGTGTTCCATGTAATAACTATAAATCATATCAGTTCCTCCGCTTCTGTACTGTTAATCCACCAAGGAGTACCAGAGATAGGACCTCCATGAATATATCCATTAAGGAAATAGGTGTCCACCACGAAGATCATATTCCTATAACGATAAATCATAGCAGTTGCTCCGTGTTATGATATGATATCCAACAAGGTCTGTTAAAATAAAAGAACCTCATTCCTTGTACATGTCCAAGAATAGAATCATATGTCGTAGTTCTGTTACGATAAATCATATTAATTCCTCTCTAATACATCCACAAGAAGGGTTAGTCCATGTTATGATATTCCCCTCATACATTAAACGACGCCCTATACTATTTTCACTGTGGACAAATCCAGTACTCACTGTTTCTATATGATTAGGAGATGAGGAGCGATACTTAATTCTATAAATCATAGCAGTTCCTCCCAGTTACTAGATAATATAATACCTACGCGGTGCTCATAAATGTCAGTAGAATCACCCATAACCCAATGATAGTTAGAAATGTGAAACCTCGTAGTATTTGTAGGTCTAAAATGATAGACTCCGTGGAGTTTACATATAATCATATCAGTTCCTCCGCTTGGCTAAACCAAAGAGGGAACCTATGAATTATAGCGTACCCCCTATAGTCCTGAAAGAAAGTAGTATCGGTGTTAAATATAAGTAATCGGTGTTGTACAATCATATCAGTTCCTCCCAGTTACCAGATAATATAGTACCTACGCGGTGGCCATAACTGTCAGTAGAATTACCCATAACCCAACGATCGGTAGCAATGTGAAACCTCGTAGTATTTGTAGGTCTATAATGATAGACTCCGTGGAGTTTACATCTAGTCATATCAGTTCCTCAAAGTCTGCGTCATCTAAAGAACACCCCCAGGTTCTTCCTCCCAGTCCTTTAAACTCAGGGGAAACTACCTGGAACCTACTCCATCTACTTCGATGTCTCTGAACTACAAGACCTTGCTCACTAAAATCAGAAAGGACCCTAAGCAAACATAACCTTACAACCATACCTAATTCTAAATTACTATGATGAAAATCTAACATAACAAACTCCTAGATAAGTTCTTCAAAAGTTGCGTCGTGCTGAGAGCACATCCAGTCGTTGTCCTGCCTTCCGTTAAAACTAGGGATATATACCTTGAACCTATCTGGTGCCCTTGGATGTCTCTGAACTACAAGACCTTGCTGAAACGCCCTACCCTCATAAAAACTACGATGTAACAACCTTACAACCATACCTAATTCTAAATGCCTACGATGAAAATCTAACATAACAAACCTCTAACTTTTAATTAATTAATATTCACTATCGTCCTCCGTTAAGAACTCAGCGACCTCATCATCCCCTCCGATTTCTTTAAGCCTCCCAGTCTCTGGGTCAAACCAAAGATGGGTAGCTATACCAGTCTGTCCAGTGTACCTAGACTTTAAGACCCTAATCTTTGTGAGATTAGCAGCCTTAGAGGACTGTGCTTGTTGATCCCTCTCAAGACCAATCACTGCATCACTGAGCTGTGCTATAGACTGAGAGCCACGTAGATGGCTAAGGGAAACCTCAGCTCCTCCCTCGTGTCCCTTATCCCCAGAGACCCTACGTAAGTGGGAAACTAGGAACATGCTAATGCCAGTCTCTTGAACTAACTGTCTAAGCTTAGTCATTATGGAGTCTATGTTCTTCCGTTCGTCCCCTCCATCTTCCTGTGAAGAAACCACAATAGATAAATGGTCAAGGATAACCCGCTTACAACCTAAGGCTTTGACCATGTACCTAATCTGAGCGATAAGATTATCACCAGAGGTAGAGCCAAAGTGATCATAAGCCACCAACCTACCAGTACCAGCAGTAGCGTTGAAGGCATCCTTGTATACTTCAGGACTTACCTCATCACGATACTTCTTCCTGTGTAGCTGGGTGTTACAATGAATACCCATAATACCTTGGGTAGTACGAACAGGAGTTTCCTCCAAGGCTAAGATACCTATCATGTCTTTGGTCTCTGTGAGTAACCAGTACTCCAGTTCCCGCATGATTGAACTCTTACCCATCCCAGAACCTGAGGTTATTGTAACTAACTCAGCATCCCTGATACCATCAAGCATGTCATTAAGACCTACCCATGGATACGGAATACTAGGTATCTCATCCTCGTTAAGAAGTTCACCAAAGATATCAGCTAAGTTAACAATGCCGTCGGGCTGATGTCTCTTAGCGTCCCAAAAGGCAGCTGTGAAATCCTTGTATGCTCCGTGTACTAAGTAATCATTAGCATCCCCATACTTAACTAGAGGTACTATCTTAGCCTTACCTGGAGTAACAAGCATAGCTACTTCTTTGGCTTTCTCCTGTCCTGGTTTGTCGTTATCAAAACAAATAACAACATTCTCAAAGCTATCAATATAATCAATGTTTAACTTACAGTCCTTAACCGCAGAGCCTGTGCCATTAATCACTGATACACAAGGATACCTATCATTCAACATATGTCTAGCTGACATGGCATCAAATGCACCCTCGGTTATCACTAACCATTTACCACCTGACGGATACAAATGCTGTCCGAATAGACCAACACCTGAGGTAGTTCCTATTGCATGGAACTTCCTATCGTTATCTTTACTCCCTCCAGTTCTCACTTGACCGCCTACTAACTTACCCTCTCGATCTCGGGTAGGGAAGAGAGGTTCACCACCAGCATTAAACCTAACACCATACTTACGTAAGGTATCTACAGGGATATGTCTGTGTGGGTTCTTTGAGAACTCAAAGTCGTTGGGTATCTGGAAATTACCTTGGGGTTCTTTAAACTCTGTAGTACCCGCAGACCCATCAGCAGGAAGAAGTATTCCTGCTTTGTCGTGGTACTGTTGGTTACTATAAGAGGTACTACACTTGTGACAGTAAGCACCGCCATCTGCATAAGCAGCGACGGCATCACTGGAACCACAAGCAGGACATGGGAGTCCCGACTTGACGAAACCTGTTATGTTATTCTCCTTTAAGTGCTTTCTCTACATTAGCCAAGATCTTTTGAAGCCCGAGAACTAAGTCCTCAAGATCCTTAATCTCTTGCCCTCTCTGCTTAAAGGCAGCGAAGAGGTTGTTATGCTCTATCGCTAACTCTTTAAACTCAGCATCAGTGTGCTGCATGTAGATTAATACTCACTACCAGAATCATCAAACCCTTCATCATCTTCGTAGGTATCAAACTCAATGCTTGATTGCTCGTCGATAACTTGAATAGCTAACAGGTAATTTGATACGCCTTTCCTGCCCATCATTTCGTATGGTTTAGTAGTGTAGAACACCGCTACTCTAGAACCCCTAGGGATTTCTTTAAGAGCACCCATGTCATCAACGAAAGGCTGACGATTACGGTCTACACATGACTTACCGTTGAGCTGGAACTTAGACTTCAACTTGGCTTTAACTTGTTCAGTACCTTGATACTCACTACGTGAAATAGCAAGACCATTAGCTTCAGCATCTGCTGCTTGTGCCTCGTCCAAAGTAATAGTAAGCTCATACTTACCTGACGATGAACCGTTGAACACAGGCTGTGTAACGATGTTAGAAAATAATACAGTACCGACTTGCTTAAGTTGCTTAGAAATAATATTTCTCCTTTTAATTTATATTACAATATTATCTAGACTTGCTTGGTGCAAATCTAGTAGACCGTAATAAGGAGAGATATCTAGTCCCTCCTCATTACTGAATCGGGATACAATAGACCATAGGACTTGACGTTCACTCGACTTCAATAAGCGTTCTAGCTCACCGAAGTCTCTCATGTTCTGGTCAGCCCATAATAAGCCTATGATTTGTTTATCTGATAAGTTTATAGCACCTCCTTAGACGACGTATCGACGTACAACAGATTGGATATTAGTGATCGTATTAGCAGGCACTCGGTAACTTGAGGTACCAATAACGATCGTCTCAGTAGCTTGAGAAGCTAAAGCCTCACGGTCTTGAAGAACCTTAGTCTTATCAGCATCTGAAACTTTCTTACCACGAGTAGGTAGGATCTCAACTATACCTAAATTACGGGAAGTGCCACTAAGATATACTTTAATGTGACGTAAACCTTCAGTGTTAGTAGGTAAAGCAGCTACCGTATAGAACGCACCTACTGTAAGATCGTGACCCCCAGTACTTTGAGTTACCTGAAAGTTATCACCTACAGTAAGTAAAGCCCCTGTACTGTCTACTACACGGAGACGTTCAGCTTCAAGTTCCGCAGCAGTAGGAGGACGTAAGGTTGAAGCATCTACAGATCCGTTAGAGAAGTTACTCGCTAAGAATCTAAAGATATGTTCACCTCGTTGGATACCTAAGAACACATCACCAGACGCCTTACCACCACGGAGCTCACAGATAGTGTGCTCTCCCTTAGATACATGGCGACTCTCAGCATTGAAAGTTGCCGTACCCGTAGCATTCACTGAAGTACCGTCACCTAATTTAACCACCCGTAATGGGTTAGATGGCGGCTGGATAGTAGTATCAATCTTACCATCATCAGTACCTACTAAGTTTAAAATTGAGGATAACGGTACTTCGCTTGATGTATCAGCAATTGAGAAATGGGTAGGTTGATAGGCACGGATCGAGCCTTGATCGTTACGGACATACACTGTAGTAGCCCCTGTTCGTTCTACTTCATAGGTAGTACCTACAGTTAAAGTAGAGATTTGGCTAGAGCCCTCAGGACTAAAAGTAACCGCAACACCTGGAGTTGCTGCGGCTAAAGTTAAACGTGATTGATTTACTGTTTGAGTATTAATAGGCATAACTATTTCTTCCTGTTCTTCTTGAGTTTCAGTTGAGTTTGTTTGATTGAATTCTTCCATAGACCAAGGGGTAATAGGGCTCTGGTTAATTAGTTCTAACATTGCACGGTGATAGCGTTCTAACGTAGTACCTGTTAGACCACATGCTGTGTTTACTTCCACCACCCAGTAAACACCTTGACGATCTTTGATTATATCCACAGCACCGAAGTCAAGACCCAAAGACCTCACAGCTACTGCACACATCCGCATTAAGTCTTGATCCCTTGATGCTTCCTCTAATCTCGGACCTGATCTCACAAAGATAGAGCCATGTGAATGGTTTCTAACTTCACGATCCCATTGTTCTTCAGGTACTGAGGAATCAAAAGCTTTCCTCACACCATCAATAACAACACCATTAACTACATGGAACCTAAACTCATGGGCAATGTCAACACCCTTAGTATATAAGGCACTTGCTTGTAATGGTCTGTCTTGATCAGCAACTACTATCCCTTCCCCTGAGTGTCCAGTGAGTCGGGTACGACAGTACACTTTCTTACCCTCTGCTATCCAACTACGGGCAGTCTCAGGGTTAGTACAGAACTCTAAGTTATTGACTTCCCGTACATCATTCCAAGCTGAGAAAGTCCTGAGCTTGTTAGCCGCTACCGCTACATTAGCTGGAGGGTTGTAACAACTAGATGGTATTCTTTCAGTTGAACTAGACCCCCAGTTTATGATATGGTTTATAGATGATGGATTACCGCTACGAATACCCAACGTAAAGGTACCAGCTCGATTCCCTGAAGCTCTTAAAGCATTCCTCAAAGCCCTAGCTGAATCACTAACTCTGTTACTAACTATTACTATAGACATGTTAAAACTCCTCTATAATACTCTGAGCACCTGAGATCTCAGGCAACACTACAGAATAATCAATATCTTCTGATGTAGTCACTGTGTATACAAAGTCCTGAGCTGATCGGATACCCTCAAGGATATCCCTTTCAACACCAGAGTACGTTAAGATACCACGGTAATCCCCAAGTACTGCGGTGAAGATACTATCAATACCTACTTCCTGCTTGGTAACTAAGATGTTCTCAGGTGTCCTACCATCATCCATAGCATACTCTTTCATAGTTAAAAGTATGTTGATCCATCGGATGATAGCGTTAACATCCATAGTACCTTCATGCATCCTGAATTCTAAGGAACCATAACGGGCAACAGAGGATAAGTTAATACCTGAGTACTTAGTAGAGTCCGCTGAGAAGTGATGCTCAAAAGCATTCCTTACATCACGAGGACTACCGTTACGTGCTGTGTTGTTAACTTGTTTAACACGATCAACTAATGATTGGCAATCTAGGAAAGACCAACAGAAGTGGTTGTTGCTACGATGAGGGGCTACATATTTATATAAGACCTGCTCAAACATAACTGATAATGTTAAGAAGTTAATGAACTGTACGTAAGTCATATCCGATACATCAATGTGGATATGATTAGAAGTACGTTCAGTAAAAGTACGGACAGGATCTAAGCTTCTACTTAAACCTAGAAGCTCATGTAATGCTAAGTATAACTTATCACCACACATAGGTTCTTTAAGTACTAACTCATAACCATCCACGGAACCTTCAGATACTACCTGCCAACTCTCAAGTCCATCACCCAAAGACCTTGAAGTCCTTTCGGTTTCTATCTCAATCCCAACGTAACTGTTGGATCTAAAGATACTGTTAGGATTTAAAGCATCCTTAGTAGGTAATGATCTACCTGTAATGTTAGACATCAACATGTAAACTTTCCTCCAGTGTCTCAGTTAAGTATTCAAACTGAGGGATTAAAACCGCATCACCATTAGTCGATACATGACCAACTATAGTGCCTTTGTAATACAAAGCAATAAAGCATCGCAGGTGTAAGCCTACAGCAAATCGCTTACTAAAAGCTGCTGATATATTATCACCTTGTCGTACCTTATCTACACACTCTACAAAGCTAGGGTAACTTTCATTATAGAAAGTAGATACATGGACATACTTACAGCTATCAACGTTAAGACTAACTAGTCCGTTTGATATAACGTTCTTAGATAATAAAGAGAAATCTAAGGATCTTTTAATCTGACGGGAAGCACGGGACTCCCACCAGAGAGCAACCCCTTTGTTACGTCGGGTACATTGAGTATTAGACATCCCAATGACTGGTCTTTCTAACACAAGAAAAGAGTCAGTCATGTTCATACGAGACTCTGATCCTTCTTTATCTGACAATAACAACCGAGGATTACTAACATCCCCTTCTACTTCATTAATCCACCGAGGAACTATGAAGCCTGTATCAGGATCCTTAACCCCTACGAATGTATGACGATGCCGCATGGATGCATCTCCAATACTACGGAACCGCTGACGGAAATCAAATTGACTAGGCATACGGCATCTCCAAGTTATGATGTGTGATTAAAGCTTTCGCTGCCTCTACATCTGATGTGTTAATAGCATGGCATATTACTTCTTCACCTGAGACCCTAAAACCCTCAAGATAATCAGTAACCGCACGGGTTATTTGTTTGTATACCCACTTCATAGAACCCTCTGACTTAAGCCAGAAGTTACTTAGTACCCGATACTCAGCACCGTAAGACTTAGATCTGAAAGCACCAGCCGCACCATAAAGACTACGACGTTTAGTATCAGGATCTAAAAGGACTGAGGGGACTCCGAGGTAAAGATCAAAGATCTTAACTAAGTCATAACAACAACTAAGATGTTCGTCGTCCTCCTCGTTAGCACCCTCAGTCCAGCCAATGTGAACATGACCAGCCGCAGTTCTAAAAGGTGCTGCTTCATTAGGCTTAGGATTATCCTGCTGAGTATACGCATTGATATCAGAGGAACATCCAAGCTCTTGAGCCGCTAGGGGTTGTGAAGCTATATAGGAAGCGCCGAACTCAGCAGTGGGTGTTATATCTACAGTAACCCCTGAGGGTAACTGAGAGCTAAGTTCTTGCATCACAGTCATGATGTTCTTAACAAAGGTTTCCTCTGTATCCGAAGCATCAATGTTAAACTCTAACGCCATTCCGTCAACCTGTATAGCCCCACAACTCACAGGATGAGGGGATTCTTTAGTCCCCTTGACCATCCCATGTGCCGAAACTAACTTACCGTTATGGGAAGCGAAGACCTCAGGGTCTGCTCCTAATGTGAGATCAACGGTTAGATCTCCTATTTTAATTTCCATAATTAATAACCTACATTTGCTATGTCAAAATGGCAAGGCTCACAGATATAATTCTTATCATTAAGCCAAACCAAACCTTCTGCTTTTTCATGGTCATTCATAGGCTCACCGCACTGTGAACAACCGTCGTCTACTAAATCTAACCACTCAGTATAAAGGATTAGAGTATTATCAGGACCTACGACAAGTGTATCTTGGCTCTTGTCTGCCTTAGACTTTACAGCACCTAGTACATTTTTAGTGCCTTTAGACCAGTCGTTATAATTTAATATTATAGACTTACCATTAACAATAGTAGTAATAATAGTGATAGTATTTTTAATTGAAATACTTTTAATGAAATACTGAAACCCTGAAGGTACCTCAGGATGCACCCCCTCAAAGGTAGCACTCCCTCCTACGGTAATATAACTACCATCATTTAAACACAATGAAGTTATCGCTGTTACGTTATCCTGTATTTCAGTAGTTGGCTTTTCCGTAGAGGTAGGGGTAGCACGGATAGTGTTAGGTCTTAAGATCAACGTAAACTCCGAGAGGATTGCAGCTCCTTTAGTTATCATATAGGGCATCGCTTTACTTGAGGGAGTACGTAGATTAACTAAGTAACTACTAATAAGCCCATCATTATCGTCTATTAGTTTATCAAACTCACCCCTAGTTTGACTATTGATTTCTACTTCACAGAAAGGATGCTCTGTCATCCACCCAGAGACTACACCATACCCAGTAGATGCTGAACTATACGGAGTAAAAGTATCTATACAAACAGAGATCCGTTCGTCTAGTTTACCTGCTGTTTTATCACTTTCGACGGCTTCAATAAAGTTTCTGAAGACAGCACTTCCTACTCCTTTATTCTCTAAGTCACGCTTAGCTAATAAATGTAATGCCTTTTCCCTTGCAGGATTAAAGCTATATGGAGTGTCCTTACTTACATCCCCTTTCTCTTGTGCTTGCTTCTCAAGTAAGGCATAAGTAGGAGTACCGTTAGCTTCAACATATGATAGCATTTGCTCCCCTTGAAGTAAGTAACGACCTCTACGGGCATCCCATCGAGTATTTTGATTATGAGATACTTGAAACACAGACTGGGATACATCCACCTCCTTACGCTCCGCTAGAGCAAGGTTAATACCACGATCAGTTACAGGGATCTTTAACCATTGTCCCACAGGGAGCTCAAAGATCTCAGTGTAACTCACAGGATTTCGAGTAAAGGTGTCACGATTAAGAGACCACTTAAGCATATCAAGTTCACTTGCCCACCACATTTTGTTTGTGTTAGTATTGAGTGCAATAGCTAATGGACGTTCATCATTACGTACAAAGTTTAATGTACCGTCCTCACTATCTACCCATACTAAAGCAAAGGCACCACGTAACTTAGGAATCACAGACTCAGCGCCCTCAAACTCCATAGCTCTACAGATAGCTTCACTATCTACAGTGTACGATTCTCCTGTTGGTGTTATGTTCAACCAAGAAGTTAACGAACCGTTATGTACCAAAGTTATGTTACCGTGCTTAAACGGATGGGCATTCTTATGCTCACCACTAGCACCTTTAGTAGCATGACGGTTATGTCCAACAGCAACAGTGTTATTAAGGAAACCTAAAAGCTCTTGCTGAACTGCTGGTAACTCTAAGAACAAAGGGGCTGGATAAGCTAACTTAAAGTGATCAACACTATTAAAGTTACCTTTGACTTGGATCATGCCAGTAGCATGTTTACCTCGGACTACATCAGCATGTAGTAACTCAAGGAAGATTGATTTATCTAAAGGTAATAAATTACCTGCTATACCTACGATTCCACACATAGTAGAGTCCTATCTAATTTTAATTAACGATTGTTACAGTGAACTTTCCAGTCACCTGAGGGGATTTCAGCACCAAGATGATCATAAGTATCGTTGTAATAAACCCAACACCTACGTCCATCAACTAAGGTAACTAACTTTCTGTCGTAGAACCCAGGGTATCCCTCAAGCCAGTCAAGAGACTGAGCAACTGATTGATCACCTACTTCATACACTTCAACTACAATATCGACAGGCTCTTGGTCTGTTATGACCATAGGAAACCCACCTAACGAATACATTTTAAAACTACCAGAGATAACTCCATCCTCTTGACGGACAGAGGAAGCTAAGATTCTATGATTCCCCATGTCAGCACGTAAAGTGCCATACACTGCACATAAAGAACCATTAGGGATTAAAGGTAAAGGCATTGACTGCTCCAATTAAAAAGGTAAGCTTAAGAATTTACCGTTAACAGTAAGTTCATTGGTTAAGATTTTAGCCCAGCCTATGGTAGAGCTGAGGTATATCGGGGTAAAGCAACTATTCTTAGTTGAGGAACCTATAGAACCTTGGATCCTTTGAGCCTCAGAGACATAAGAATAACTATGGAATCGTTTAACTAAGAAGTTTGCAAAGTTAAAACTATTACCAGTAGTTCTGTAAGAACTTAAGATCTTCTGCTCATAACCACAACCTGAGGAATACAAAGCTTCATTACTCTGATCTAAACGTTCCATTTCCCAGATACCGTCGATGAATGCATAAAGCATAGAGGAATTGACGTTACTAAGTACCATCACTTCATCATCCCCAAGATGTACTTTAGCTGTCAAAGAGGAAGGAGGTAAGGAAACTTGCTGATTTTTAGCAAGGTCACTCTTAATGTCATCAAAGGAAGCCTTAGATATAGCGTAGTAAACCAACAAAGCAATAGCAGGATCACACCCTTGTTGTACAGCCATGTTCCAGTAAGGTATAAAGCTATCAGCTCTATGTAAAGCAAGACGAACTGCTGAGGCACTGCCTATTACACAATGCCCTGGGATATCAGTACGCATTGTTACATAACTTTCCCGAGTAAGTTGATCTTCTATGTTATGACCTGCAATGTACTTAGACCACATAGATTTATCAGTTACCCACTTGATGAAAGGCACAGGGTTATTGATACCGTCTTGAGATTTACTCCCCCAACTATCCCCAATATGATAACGATATTCAGTTATCTTATAAGTGCTTAACTGGTCACTGATATCACAGAAGTTTCTCACATTACCGTCACGACCTGTGAATCCAAAGCACCCACAGCTATCAGATTCTTCTGTACCTGCTTCATTTACTAAAGTTACTTTAGGCATTATAATGCTCCAATAAAAGTATTAAAGTTATTAAACATATGATTAGGTAAGAGCACTAAGCCTTTGGATTTCTTGAGTCCGTAGAACTTATTACCAAACCTATCGTGAAGTGAAAGAGCTACCACCCTTTCGTTAGGATTAACAGATACTTCATTACCTGTTAGGGTTTTCAAGTCACGGGCAATTTTAGCTGTGACTTGTTTGTGTTTATCTATTGCGAGTTGCATAAGGACTCCGAGGTTAATTAACTAACTTAGCTGCGTATTCTATCAGCCAAACTTTAGGGGCTAGCCATATCATAAGCCAGTCAATTCTAATAAAGATCTGACTAAATGAAACGACAAGAAGCCCACCAAATAACAGCGTTAGTACAATAGCTATGGGGCTCATTCCATAGTCGTCACACGCCCAACTTACTTTAACTTTATAATCTTTAAAAACCTTAAAGATAACGTAAATAGATAAAGGAATTAACAGCAAAAAGAATAACCAGAGAATTAAATACTTAGCGAAATGCCACATTAGCAATTGCTGGATTACGTCAGGTATCTCAGCTACTAAGAACTCAGTGGCTGTCTCCATTCCTTGTACTGCTTTGTTTATTAAAGTTACTACTGCATTTTCTATGTTGTTACTCATTATTTTCTCCAGTGTTTCCTACATAATATTAATAGCCCAAGTAACATTAGATACCTAGGTTCGCTTATTGGGTAAATCTCGGACTGCACTTCACTACATCCTTTGGGCAGTATTTAGTAACCTCTGGCTTCTTGTGGTTACATCCGAAATCTTTTAAAGCAATGATAGTTAGCAGCACCATGACTACTACTTTAAAGAACTTATCGAATTTACGTTTCATTGTTGTTCTCCTGTTTCTTTAGTTCTGTTATTAAAGCCTTTAAAAACTTAATACTATCATGGCTGACCCCACAATAAGATCCTGTTGATCGGTTTATATAAGCTGTTGAGAGTTCACCGTATTGCTTGATAGCTTCCGTTAATGCTGGGTTGTTCATAAGTTACCCTTTAGTTGGCACTCCGTAGTGGATTCGAACCACTGACCTATCCCTTAGGAGGGGATCGCTCTATCCAACTGAGCTAACGGAGCATTGTTTATTATTAAATGATAATCACAAAGACTTCTAAGGATCTAAAAGTCTTTAAGTTTACCATTAGCCAGTACCAGAGCTACGTCCAGAGCCTTTACCAGATCCAGTTCTAGATCCATAGCCAGAACCAAAGCCAGCGCCAGTAGTAGAGCCAGAGCCATTCCTAGATCCTTTACCAGAGCCAGAGCCACAGCCATAGCCACAGCCATTGCCAGAGCCATAACCACGGCCATTGCCAGAGCCATAGCCAACGCCAGCGCCAACTCTAGTGCCAACACCAGAGCCAGAGCCAAGACCAGAGCCCCTTAGATCCTTAGAACTTAAAACCATAAAACCCCCTTAGCCTTTACCATAGCCCTTTCCAGAGCCAGAGCCAAAGCCAGAGCCAGAGCCAAAGCCAACACCAGAGCCAGAGCTTAAGCCATAGCCAGAGCCAAAGCCAGAGCCAGAGCCAGAGCCATAGCCAGAGCCAGAGCCAGAGCCAATACCAGAGCCAGAGCCTCTACTAGAGCCAGAGCCAGAGCCAAGACCAGAGCCAGCGCCCCTTAGCTCTAAGAGACTTAAGCTACCCACTCTGGGATACCTTCAAGAATCTCTTGTGCCGCTGGAGTACAAGGGATGATTTCAATAGCCTCTGTTAAAGTGATTGAGGCAATAGGGGCAGGTAAACGACATTTCTTAGGTTTACTAATACCAGTACCAGCAATTTGTGATAACGTTGCAGCCCCTTCCCACTCATAGATCCTGCGAGTTTGTGATAAGGTAACTTCTTTACCGTCCTTAGACTCTAAGAACCCCACATGGACACCAGCTGAGTAAGTTCTAACGACTACATAGTTACCTTGAGGCTTTGGTAATAGCTGCTTAGAACCCTCAGGGTAGTAAGTAACACCTTTAATTTCAATACTGTCTACAGTTACATCAGGCATAATATTTTCT